CAGAGCAAATTTGCCTGTTTCTGAAATGTCTGGCTCATCTGCACAAACGGGGAGGCAATAACGCCGCCGGTGGTCGGGTGTTTTCCCAGCAGTCCATAGGTACTAAGGGCTTCTTCACACTGTACAAATCGAGCAAATGCCTGCGAGTAGCTTTCCAGCAGCCGTTTGTTGACGTGCTTTTCACAGCCACGCTGTTTCAGCCAGAGCCACGTTTCTTTGTATACAATGTCCGCTCCCAGCGGTTTTCCGTTCTTCTGCTGGGCAGACAAGTATGCACTGGGGCTTGGCATATCCGCACCGGTCAAATCAGCGGCATCGTCCAGATCAGCTGCGTCCAATTCCGGAGCATGAAATTCCATAATATCTGCTTCCTTGCCCTCTGCGATCTTGTCAGAGAGAGCCTTCGGCTTATCACCTGCACGAACTCGTCTGCCGCCTCTTCTTGTACCGTCCTTTGCCATCTGATTTCACCTGCCTTTGAGAGAAAAACAGCCGAAACTGCGTAGGTTTCGGCTTGCTTG